CTTTGGAGACATCCCCATTTCTTTCCAATCAAAATCACCCTCAAGCAACATTGGACGCCCTGCGTTGTTTACGCCCTTAAACCTGTTTGCCAGATCATTCTGCAACTGATCTCTCTGCCCATCTGTGAGCATCAACCTATTGCCAGCGACATCTGCGGGTTTAAAAACAATAGCGCCAGATGGCCGCGCTCCATTAGCCAGAAGCGCAATGTTATGCTTGGAAACCATGTTGTTCTGGTCAATAGACAAAGCCGCTGCGGCTAATGGAGAAAGCCCAAGATAATCATCAAGAGGGTTCCAAAGCTTAAAGTGCTTAACCTCTGCCCCTCCCGTTACTGGGTCAGCGGGGTAGGTTTTTACGACCTCAGAGCCAAGCTTGTATTTGTAAGCCTTTGGAATTGCGGTTGAGCTTGGTTCAATTTCAATTCGATCTGGCCGCAAGATATGCAATTCACGCGGAACGCCATTTATGTCTGATTGTAAAGCATAAGAGTTCCCAGACAGAAGCAAGTAGGAATAGAGGCTTTGGAAGTATTCAATACCAGCTTGAAGCGGGTTTGGCCGTTCCAAAAGAGAAATCAGGGGATGGCTTTCAAGCTTTATATCTCCCTGATAAACGCAAAAAGGGATCGAAGCTGCGCCGTTAGCGATTTCATTCACGCAACGATAAACAATAGCGTTTTCCTTGTAGCCTTCTTGTGCAAAAGCTTTGAAATTATCTTTTTTTGTTCCGCTATATGACGGACCGCTGATATGAACCTGAGGCGCTTCTTTGCGCTCGAAAGACTGCCCGCGCCCCAAAATGGCCGCTATATTGTCCAAAATACCCATCAGCTAATTCTCCAAACAGCTTGCCCTGTTGATATGCTTAACTCAGTTAAAGCCCAAACCAAAGCATCCAAACGATCAGGAGACTTTTTTGACAGTGGGGTGTAACTGGTCATTTGATCCTCAAGTTCCCTAAACTCTCCACAATGGGAAACTTTCCCTTGCTCATACAAAGCCGCTATTGGCTCCGCTCTTAATATCTTACCCCTTGATGCCCTGACGGGTGTATAGGGAACACTTCTGTCTATAGTTCTTATCACTTTTTCAACCAAATCACCACCGTTGTTTACTTCTGCAACAATTCTGTCGGCGTTCCAATGGTGATATGCTTCTACAACGGCCCGCGCCCAAGTATCTGGTGATGCCCTTAAACTCAGGTCATCCAAAATATAAAATCTTTCACCTAATCTGCCCGCGACTATAATTCCTGTTTCGTCACTATTTTCTTTTGCTGTCACCGCTGGATCTATAGCGACCACAATTCGTTCAAGCTGCGGAACCTCGTCCTTACTTTGTGCCATTTTTATCATTGGGTCTTTCCACAAAGCTCCTTCAACATCTTTCATATAATCACCCAGCCAAACGTGATTATATTTTGAAATATTTTGAGCCTTAGACCGCGCAGCCATTTCCTTTATGTTTTCGCTGCAAAACGGATTTTCCAGATAATTTACATGAACTAGAACTGCCTGATCGTTATCTGTAAAAAATTCTTCAACTGGATCGGTTTTTTTATACGGGTTCCAGCTAAACCAAATTTCTGAACCTTCTTTTCTTATCGTTGGATCTAAAAGTTCAATGGATCGGCTCGATAAAGATTGAGCTTCCTCGCACCAAGCAATATCAAAGCCCTCCAAAGATTTCACGCTGTCGGAAGTGTGATCTTGCATACCTTGAAATATTATTATCCCCTCACCAAAAACAGAACGAATACGATTTTGCTGTATTTCAAAATAATGGAGCAACCCCATTGATATGATTTTATCCGCTAAAAGCTGTTTAGACGAAAATTCAAGGGATCTCTGAACTTCCCGAATACATATTGCCTTAGTGTCTGGGTTTTCAATCATGCGCTTGAGCAAAATTTCTGCAAAAAAGTGCGACTTTCCAGAAGCCCGACCGCCCTTTGCCGCTCTATACCTTGGCCGACCACGATCCCCTTGGAACAGCGGGCGTGACCAAGCTGGATGAGCAAAAGAAATTACACCCTGATCAATCGCTTGATGGCGGCTCAACGAAAAAACTTTCTACTCTTGTGATGATTGGCCCACCGTTTTCACCAGTTAATTCTGCGTTGATCTTATCTCTTTGACCAAGATATTGCTTCCCAAGCCAAATCTGCATAGTGGCGTTCCCGTTTTCCGCTGCCTTCCATTGAAAGCGTCGAAGGCTCATCTTTCCTTCTGAGTTATGTTTTTTATAGAGGTCTTCAAAATTTTCATAATCTCGTTCTTTAAGCCTTCGGTTTAGCGTAGTATCTGACATCCCTAAGATTTCGCATATTTCCGTTTGTGTGCACTGAATACGAACCATGCTTAAAAGCATGTTAAAGTCTTGATCCGTAAGTATTTTTGACGGGCCTTTCGGGCCGCGCTTATTATGTGGCTCCAATTCTTCTGTCTCATGATCCATCATTTTGACCCCCTGCCGTAAACAATACCTTTATAACATAAATTTTGAATGGTGAAACCACATTGATATTTAGTGAATTTTCTTTCTCATTCTGACTGGTGTGCTACACATAAAATCATAAATTGGGAGAAGCGATATGACCTTAAATGAATATGAAAAGCAATGCTTAGAAGCTGGCACAATCTTTACAGCGGTTCGGATCATAAGCGGGAAAAGATCAAGAAAAGATTTTGAAACCATTGAGGCCGCTAAAGAATATGCGGCGCAATTTGATGGTAAGCGCACAATGATTTATGCAGTTACAAAATTTGGAAATTCTGCACATATCTGCAATTTTTAATTGATTTGATTGGAGCGTGGAGGTCGGTGTCGCACCGCCGCTGTGAAATTGGGAAAAAACCATTGCCTACTTTCCACGCCTTTCTCCCTTGTACATTCCAGCGCCAGCTTCGTCAATCGCGCTAAATGGAAGAATAGGCACTGTCAGCCTTTCTTTTGCGTCTTTATTTAAAAAATAAACATATCTAAGCTGAAACCCTTTCTTTGGCTTATACCCAGCTTCACGAAATGGTTTCATTGAAGATGCGCCCGTCTGGGTTATTGATTTCCCTTTGGTCACTGATGTTTTGTTTATTGTTTTATTTTGCTGTCCAAGCCGCAAAGAAAGGTCAGTAGAGACTTCTCCATTTGGAGCCTCCCAAATGCTTGTATTTTTTTTAATTGAAGTCAGATGAAATCCAGCGGCCCTATATATTGTTCCGTCTCCGCACTGCGTTCCATCGCTAAAGCTTATGATCCAATCAATGTGCGGGTAATGTTTTTTAATAAGCCTCATTGCAACGCTAAGGGCACGGCTTTCGCTATTTCTTGGAAGAACCTCAGAAAACGCCATCCTGTTCAATTCAAGAAAAGAGTTCCACTTTGTATCAGACACAAGCGCTTGGGTTTTTCTTTTATCTAACGAAGGCCCGAACTGCATTGCTCCTTCAAGCTTTCCATTCCAGAAAGCACCGAAATGAAGCTGTGAATTTGCTGCAACTTTTCCGCTGTAATGAATTGCCCTAACAACCTTAGTCGCCGCCGCACTTGAAATTGGTTTTATTAAAAGATTTTTAGCTGAGGCCATTGAAGATCTCGCAAATTCTTGAAATGGCGTTCCCGTTCCCGTTTTCATTTCCTGTATCAACAAATGGCCCCATCTTTTTTGCCTTTTCTATGGCCTCTTTCACTTGCTCAACTTGATCGTCGTGCATTGTAAAAGTCATTTGTTGGAATGGCTCCCTATCCCCATCGTTTAAATCTGGCATTTCTGCCTCTGCATCACTGTCGAAATTTAATGCTTCAAAGTCATCTGGGGAAAATCCCACAAGATCCATTTCAAAATTTAAATCTGAGAGATCGTCAAGCTCAATTCTTAAAAGCTCCATATCCCAGTCAGAATTTAAGGCCAATTTATTATCTGCTATGACGTAGGCTCGCTTTTGCGCTTCCGTCCATCCAACAGCGGTCATTGTTGGAACTTCATCAATGCCAAGCCGCTGCGCCGCCAATAATCGTCCGTGGCCCGCTATAATCCCACCATCTGGATCAACTAATATTGGATTTGTAAACCCCCACTCGTTAATGCTGGCAGCTATTTGTGCAACCTGTTCATCGCTATGAGTTCGGCTATTTCTGGCATATGGAACTAAAGCAGTAACTTTTCTTTGCGTGATTTTATCAGCGGGCCAGTTTCCCAATTTTATTCTCCCAATTAAAAAAGCTCCCCTATCGCAGTGTATATCCTAGCCAAGGGGAGCCAGTTTGTGAGGCAAAGGCGAATAAGCCCCCACACCCAACCATAGCGAAATATTTTTATTTTCCAAACCCAAATTTTTTCATGATGCTATCAGCCGCTTTTCTTCTGGCCTCCCTTTCCTCCTCAGATATTTCGGGTCTATCCTCAGAAGCGCTGGAACGCTCCCTTATAGGTGGCAATCGTTTTATGCGCTCTCCTCTGGCCTTTATGATCATCGCCTTTATATGGCCCTCATGCGGCCTCCTGTTGGGCGTTTCTGAAAGATGTCTTTTGCAAGCAGCGTCGATCTCATCCATTTCATAATCCTCTAAAGCTTCGACCCAACCAGTATAAATTTCCTTGCGAATAACTGGGTCAAGATTTGCCTCATAAAAACGGGCCAGCATTGATTTGCATTTGATTACGATAAGCGCCCTATGCTTTCTGCGCTCATCATTCGACATAACCGTGGTTTTTAAAGCTGGCAGCATTTAGAAGTTCCCCGCAATATCATTAACCATTCCCCGAAACTCTGCATCAACTTGCTTAGAATGATGTTCGACCTCATCGCTCCACCGCTCATCTTTCAACCATTTATTTGGATGAGGAATATATTTCTTGTCCTTGCCCTCTACGCTTTGAGCGTATTCCTTGGCCCCGTCCATAATCTCTTGAAGCTTATGCTTTTGGCAAGCTTTTGAAAACTGCTCTTTTGCGACAGCCTTTTTGACCTTCCTTGGGTAAATTTTCCAAAAAGCCTCGAAGGCAATAGCCACAGAATACACTGGTTCTATTCCAAGGTTATTTATTACAAGGTTATGGTTGTCCAATTTTTTGACATCCCCATGTAAAGATTTTTGACATGGGCTGTCCAATTTTTTGACATGGGTGGTGGACGTTGAAAGATCAGAAAGTAACAATTCATAGGCATTGGCGGTCTTTGAGTTATTATCACGAACCCTTGAGGATTTTCTGATCAGACCCGCATCTTCCAAAGATTTAATATTGTTGATTATTGATTGCCTAGACATTTCACATAGATCCGCAAGCCTCTTGTGGCTTGGGAAGCAATCCCCTGTTTCTCCATTGTGATGATCTGCGAGCCAGTAAAGAACGATCTTTGCGGATGGCTTCAAACCTTTTTGCTTCATTGCAAGGGCGGTCATAAAATGTGACATATATTATCCTCCATTGATTTCATAGAAGAGATGCCCTACCTTGCGGCTG